ATAGATACCACCTTGATTTTTTCTTTTATATGCTTCAGCATCTATAAACATTTGACCTAATACAGTTTCAGGATTGGCTACTCCCCATTCTCCTAAATATTTTGCATCTTTAGTTTGTTTATATAAATTTAAATATTTATGAAATTTACTTTTAGGTCCAGCAAAACTTTTTTTACCATCTCCAGTTTGATACATCATATCTGTTAAAGCCATGCGTAAAAAACCATTTCCTTTACCCATTAATTCTTTTCCATAATGTTTAAGAACTCTATCGTTAGCAGTTTTAACTCCTACATCTAAAACTAAATCAACAGAATCTTTCATACTAATAGATTCTTCTCCATTTCTTATTTTTTTAATATCATATCCTTTAGCTATTAATGCATTAATTAATTCTGTATGTGGAACTATACCATTATCTGTTTTAACATCTAAAGCTAACCCATGTCCTATAGTTTGTATACCAGAAGTATCTAAGTATACTTTTGGTTCAAATCCTTCATTTTTTGCAATAACATCAAAAAGAGGATTTTCACTTCTTATTACATCTCCATTATCATTCATAACTAAATTTCCTTTCAAATATTGCCCAGCTATATTTCTTTGTTTATCTTCCATAGCATTTTCTAAAGCTATTTGTTGTCCAATTTGTTGTTGTAAAATTCTTTGTCTATCTGATATTGTAAATTCTTTTTCTCCAAATATAAATTCTCCAATTTCTTTTAAAGCTGTTTCTCCCATAACATATCCTCTTGCAGCTATATTAGCTATTATATCTGTAGTTCCTTTGCTAAGTTGTGGAAACAATGTATTTGTACCATCATTTATAATTGCTTTTTTTTGATATCTTTGTATAAAATTAGAACCCCATTCCATACCTCTTATTACTTCTTTTTCATTAGAAGCTGCTAAAGATAATTGATTATACATCTTTGGCATTTTTTCAGGAATAAAAGAAGCATCAGGATTTAAAGCATTAGGAATAGAACTAAAAATACCATCTCTTTCTAAATCCATACTAATATTATAACTAGGTTTGCCAGGTTGACTTTTATTATTATAATCTAATTTTATATGACCATTTTCTAACATTTGAGATAAATTAACATTAGATAATTTTTCATCAGTTATATTTAATGCTAATTTTTCTGCATCAGACATATTACTTAATCTTTTTTGAATTGTATAAATAGTATCAGTATCTATATCATCTTTACTTAAACCCATTTTTCCATATGTAGAATACACAGGATATCTACTTATTAATAAATTATTTTCCATATTAATTCATACCATACCCTTCTTTACCTAGTCTTTGAAATGCATATTTAATAGCTCTAACACCCATTAAACCAGCTTCATTTCCTTGTTCATTCCAATTTGCAATATCAAAAAATCCAGTAGCTTCAAAATGCAATGGAGTAATTTTATTAATATCAGGATTCATTGCTATTAAATACTCATAAGCATATTCATTAAATTTATTTTTTATATCTCCATTTGTAAATATAAATCTTCTTTCTTCTTCAAGAGTTTGACTTGTACCATCTCCACCAAATGGCAACATACTTATTCCAAATTTTGTCCAAGCACCTCTTTCAGGCATTACAGATAAATCAGAATTACCAGTTAAATATTTCCATGCATCTTCCATCCAACCAGAGCTAGGAACTAAATCTTGTTCTATAATTTTTCCAAAATCAATTCCTTTATCAATCATAATTTTTTCAAGTAATAATTTTTTTTCATCATAATTAGTATTACCAGGATTTACTTTAGATAAGAATTTTTCTCCATAAAATTTTAAACTTATATCATCTGGTTTATTTTTAACATCATTCCAAAAATCAATTAAAGAATCTGAAACTATTGATCCTTCTCCTACTAAATCTAATGAAGTACCAAATCTATTAACTAAATTACTATGTATTTGTGATATTTTATATAATTCATTTAAGTCTGATAGATTTTCAGTATTTACATTTATTGAAGATTGTAACATATTTTTTAATTGAGGATGTACTACATTTTCAGAACTTGCTAAATTAATAGCTGCTTGAAAAGAATCAGGTAATATATCTACCATTGTTAATTTTCCAGTTTTTTCATCTTTTAATACAATAACATCAACATTAAAATCATTAGGATTTATCATACCATTATTATGTAAATCAACATCATCTCTATCTTTATTTAATTGCAACATATAATCAGACATTTTAGAATTAATAACATTTAATTCTATTTGAGCTTTTTTTTGACCTGAGTAATTATTTAATTGTAATTGAATAGAACCTACAGTTGTTTCAAAATTATCATTAAACTTAATAGAATTTCTAGTTATAACACCTTCATTATAAGCATTTTCTAAAGTAACTAATTGTGTATCAGTTGCTCCCCAAAAATTAGTTTTAACATAACTATTAAATTCTTCTAGAGTCCAATCTTTTGTTGAACTATTTAATGCAAAAGCATTATAATTAGTATCTCTTTCTATACCAATTTTTATATTAGCTAATTCTATTTTAGATAAAGTTTTTTCTGCTGCTTTAAATTCATTTCCATATTTAGTTGACCAATCTAATCTAGCAGCTTTAATTGTTAGTCTTTCTTCTTGCGTAGTTTCTCTAAACACAAATGGACCATCACCATCTCCAGCATCAGGTTCAAATAAATAATTTTCTGCTCTTTCTCCAATTATATCTAATGCTTTATCTACTGCTCCTATAGAAGTCCAACCAACTACTTTACTTCCAATATAACCTTCTTCTTGTAAAGCTATAGCTTGATCTAATAATTCTTTATCATCAGCTATAACTCTACTTTGTTCAAAACCTACTTTTAATGAACGCATATATTCTTCAGGAGAATCCATTTGTGCAATAAAACTAGGGTCTAAACTATTATATAATTTAGTATAAGAAGTTACTAATTCAGAAATTCTAGGTAAAATATTTTCTCCAAATAATGTAGTAAAATTAGGATATAAACCTTTAAAATCAGATTTACTTTCAATTAACCTTTTTTCATAATCTGCTAAATTATCACTAGAATTAGTATTTAATATTAAATCATTCATATCAGTTATTTCACTAGATGAACTTTCATTAAATAATGTAAAAGCTTGTATTTGTTTTTTCTTAATAGCTTGTAAAGAAATGCCATTAAAATTTTGAGCTGACATCATTCCTGAATAACTTTTTGCCCATGATCTAAATTTCTCAGGAGCTTCTCCTACAGAACTTTCTATATAACTAGATGATTGAGCCATGTAATCACTAGGACTATCAGGATTGTCTCTAGCAAATTTACTTAAACTTTCAAAAGTTTTTAACTTATAATCATTCTTCCAATTTTCTTCTTCTATAATAGTTTGTCTTTGTGCAAATGCATCAATAGTTTTTGAAACAAGATTAGCTGCATATTGAAATCCATCTCCAGTTTGTCCTTTAACAACACCCATTCTATTAGCTAATGAAGATGGTGTAGTATAAACTTTTCTTTCTCCTACTTTAAGTACCATTATTCTCTACCTCCATGTATTCTAACATCACCACTTTTTATTTTAGGTGTTTTATTCCATTTATAATCTGCATAACCAGTTGTTAATCCAGCTATAATAGAAGTATAACCACCAAATACATTTGACTTCATTTCTATTTCATTTTCAAACATTTGATCTCTATATTTTTGTTCTACACTTAATCCCATTAATTTAATATTTTTAATATCTTTAGCTCCTTTAATTCTAGCTTGTTTATTTATATTAAGAAAACTTCTACTATCATCATAGTAACCAGCACCAGCTTGAAAAGCTATATTATTTGCTAGTGTTGTATTTAACATATCTCGTCTAAGATTTTCTTGTTCAATAGCTTCTATTTGAGCCATCTTAGATTCTCTTTCATAACGAGTTTTCTCTCTAGCATTTGCTGCTTTTTGATATTGTATTTGTTGATACTGACCAGCAGCACTAACTACTGTACTTGCCATCATCATTGTTGCTGCACTTACACCCATACTATCCTATACAAACTGCAATTCTATTGCCATTGCCAATACCTTTAATGGTAAAGGATCATTTTGAGATATAGTAATTGTTGGATTTTTACTATACCCCAAAAAATTAAATTCTTTTTTTCCTGTTACTGCAACCATATCACTACCTATTGTAAAGTTAAGGGGAGTAATTAATAATTCATAAGCACTATTATTACCAGCTTTTACATTAACATCCAATGCACTATTTATATCTAGTATACATCTAGTAATTCTTCTTGGTTGTCCAGTAAGTGGACCTGATTCTGTTTCTTTATCAATAGGCATAGTTTCTAATACAGGAATATAATTAAATCCTACTTTAACTCCAGTTGGTCTAGGAGAAACAGAACTAGCATTAAGAGTAATTCTATCATTTGAATCTATTGTATATGTTCCCAATGATGAATTACCATAAACAGCATTAATAACTATCTCTCCATAAATACCATTAACAGTATGAATATATCCATTTACTATAGTAATAACTGCATTATCAGCTGGTACTGCTGCTAAATTTTGATCTAAGGTTAAAGTATATCCAGAAGAAGTAGTTGTAACTGCTGTAACAGTATATTCTGTAGCATTACCAGCTATAGTAAATGTTTCTAAAACTTGAGGAGCTGTAGTAAAAGCATCTACAATTAAAAACTTTTGATTAGTTGCCTGATTAGCTCCATTAACTAAAGGAGAACCTTTTTGATAAACAACAGAAGAAGTTTGACAATCAAGTGTTGTACTATCATCATCAGCAAACTTTTCTAAAGCATAAGTAGTAGCTCCATTAATTTGCCTTTTTGATACCACAAATAGATTAGAGTTAGCAGCTGTCATACTATGAAAAAAATCTCCTGATCTTGTTTCATACATTGTCCATCCAGCTATTTTCTCATTTCTTATACTATGAAATACAGCTATCTTACCATTATTTATAGAACCACCATTAACAAAAAAAGCAAACTGTTCAGGTCTTGTATCATTTCCGGTAATCATAGCTATCTGTTTAGGACTATCAATTAATTGAGAAGATAATACCGAAATAGATTCTGATGAATAAGCTGCTTGAGCATCTGAATATAAATATTCTCTAATAGATTTACCATTCTTTTGAGAAAAAACAGTAGCTCCATCAAACATTGTTGGATTAGCTCTACTACATCCATAAGGTGTTTGTCTTCTAAAAGCTATATTGCTAGGAGTAATAGCAGCTGTATCAGCAGAAGATGGAGAATAAAATTCACCACCATCTGTAAATATTAATAAGTTTCTCGAACTAAGAAGATGTCTAACTTCATTAACTCTATCTCCAGCAATAGCTACATTAATACTTTCATTAGCTAAACCAGTACCTAAAGCAAAATTAAAATAACCTCCTATTTGACTAGCAATAATACTTGATGGTTTATTTTTAATACCACCAAACCATAATCTATTATCATGAAAAGTAACTGCTTGAGGATATCCTTGAATAGCAGATATTAATTGTTCTTCCCAATCTACATGAGGACCAACAGAAACAGTATCTTCTAATACAGTTACAGTTAATACAGTAGCACTTGTATATCCAGTAACATAAACTTGTTTTGCATTTACTGTTAAATATGTACCAACATAAGCATTAGTAAAAGAACTAGCACTTGCTGTTAAAGTTCTTCCAGCTCCAGTTGCATGAGCTGATAAAGTTACAGTAGTTGAACTAGCAGCATACTTATAAAAAGGTTGTGTTGTTTTATTTGTACTACTAACTGTAACAGTATCATCATCTTCAAAAGCAAATAAACTTACAGTAAAGTTAGTAGCTGAAGTTCTTTTAATTTCTATAATAGGATTATCTCTATGTGTTATAAATACAGTATCTCCAAACTGAGCATAGTTTAATTCAAATAACTGTGCAGTAGTCCAATTACAATTAGAAGTAATATTTGTTTGAACATTAGCTCCATTACTATCTACAACATCTAATCTATTATTTGATAATGCAAATATAGCTACTTCATCATTAGAAAATATAAAAGGAATAATCTTTGTTTCTCTTGTACCAAAAGTATTTTTATACTCTGTTCCAGGTCTACGCATAACTCCACCTTCATCTAAAAGATACCAGTTACGACATTGTTTAGCACCATCAAAATATGCTTTAGCATCTGTACGAGCTGCTAAAAGAGGGTTAAGTTCTCCAGATGAAAAATTAGTTAATACTGTTCTTAATTGCCTAGCCATGTAATCCAGTACCACTCGATCTTCTTTCTTCAATAAATCGGCTAGTAGGAAGTTTCTTAGTAGTAGTTTCTTGTGAAGCTATATTTTTAGCTATCATAAATTGTCTTTCAGCTAAATCATCAAATTGCTTAATCATACCAGCATCTCTTGCAACAGCTCCAGCATAAATAGAAGCTAACTTATATATTAAAGCAAGTCTAAAATAAGGAGGAAATTGACTTTCATCTTGTCTAAAAATATAATCCATTATTACAGTTGAGCTAGAACCATATCCATTTAAATAAATCATATCTTCATATCGTGAATAAGGAAGAATAACATCATTACAAGTAACTGTACTTATTTCTAACACTTGTGGATTTGTTGGAATTTGATAAGCATACTCAAATCTACCAGCTGGAGAAGCAGTCAATAAAGATAATTGTTTTTGACCTGAAGCAAATCTCCATCTAGTTCTAGTTAAACTAGCTTCTACTATTTCTTCGTAAATATTATTTGTTACCAGTCCTTCTGTACTGTCATCTGTAAATGAAGAAATCGGCTGCGCACCGATCATAATTAAAGCTCTTGCTGCTATATCTACTTTTGTTACTGCCATAATATATTTAGTTGTAATGGGGGAATAAATCCCCCCACTAAATTAGTATTAATTACGCGAGTGCTACAGTTGTTACAGTTGTTGCAGCCGTTGCTGAAG